TCTGAAACCGGTGTGGGGTGCTACGATGAGGACGACATCGTTGAGTTTGACTCTGAGACTCTGCTCAGTGTCCTTGACGACTTTGACATCGGCGGAGGAGATCCGTTCGTGTTCTGGATTAAGAGAGACGACGAGGAAATCTACAATGCCGGCGTTGACGAGGACGGGTTTGCCTCAGAAGAAGAGGATGGCTACTGAGTACGGAGACGAGTATGACGGTGAGTGAACTTTTAAACTCGATGACTACTGAGTTCAGAGAGTCTTTGTGGGATATTTTTATCGACAATGACGAAGTAGAGACTATAGATGATCCTGAATTCTTAGAGAGTGAGGTAGACCACTGGTACATAGAACCTCCTTACACCGAAGGACACTTCTTCGTTATGAAAATGTGTATCTATACAAGGCAGTACGTTATCGAGTTAGATAGAGAAGAGGAATAGGGAAACATCTGAGGGTTGAAAAATGATAGAGAAGTTGAAAGAAGATGCTGAATATTATTTAGATTGGAATCACAGAAAGCTCAATTATTTTAAAGAAAAATATGAAAATATAAAAGAGTTGAGAGATCCAAAATCTTTGCAACTTAAGTATGTGTTTAAATCAGACGTAATAAGAACATTGCACGAAATTGCATACATTAAATGTTTTCTTTTAGAACCTAAAGACGTAGAAGCAAGAGAAAAAATTGAAAATGATTTAATGAATGAATTAGAAGAAGTACGCAAAACAATGAATTTGAAATTTGAAGATCAGTTGTTTCAAATAAGGAGAAAAGAATGACCTGTGATGAATTTCAGAAGTCAAAAGTAAAGAGGTTTAAAATGTTTGAGTACAAGGTTTTCAGGAGTTCTAACGAAACGGTCTCAAAGTACGTTTTCACCTGTCCGACTGCTGTTGCCGAGGCAGTTCTGTATCAGTACAAGACGAGAACTGTTATCTGCTGTTCTACACAGTCCGGCTGCCCTGTCGGGTGCATCTTCTGCGGCACTGGGAAGAAGTTTGTCCGGAATCTGACTTCAGAGGAAATCGTTGAACAAGTGGATACTGTTATCAGAGATTCAAATACTGATGTTTCTGAGATTCAGAAGTTCCAGATTATGTTTATGTCAATGGGCGAGCCGTTATTGAACTGGGAGAATACTAGGGAAGCCATTTACACCCTGAACTCTAAGTATCCGGAAGCCCAGTTGTTACTGAGTACTATCGCTCCGAGATACAAGAACGACGGGATAATCAAAGACGTTATCAGAGTCGCAAAGGATATCGACAAAGTAGGCTTGCAGTTCAGTATTCATAAGTCTACTGACGAACAGAGAAACAAACTGATTCCTTACAGAAACAAGTACACTCTCAGTGAAATTGCCGAGTTCGGCAAACAGTTCTGTCTTGAAACCGGAAGAAATCCCTATCTGAACTACTGCGTTGACGGAACTAACAACACTGAGACTGATGCTGAGAATCTCAAGAGACTGTTTATTCCAGAGGTCTTTTGTTTCACGTTCTCAGTAGTGTGTTCTTCAGACGAAACTATGAAAGACGCTTCTTACAGGAACTTAGAGGCTATCAGGGCGTTCGAACAGTTGTTCCTGAACAACGGCTATAACACTAGAATTTTTGACCCTGCCGGACAGGACGACATCGGAGGCGGCTGTGGTCAGTTGTGGTACACTCAGAAGTGGATTAAAGAACATCGGAGAAAAGTATGATAGTTGCAGAATTTTTAGCTAAGTCATCACCTAGAAAGGTGGTTCACATTAGAGACGGAAACAGTTGAAATCACTAACCACCTTAAGGTGTTAGGAAACTTCAAGGGATTTTAGAATGAAAAGATACAGCCCAGAACTTTATGCAGATATGATGAAAGAACCAGAAACCAGAATAGAAAAGGATTTTGGAATTGACGGAATGGTAATGGCACGATTAGGCGAAGAGGTTTTCAGAGATCCTGAGTACCAAGAAAAGAAGAAATCCCTTAAACCCAAGAGAGTTGACCCTTTATGTCATTGCCAAGACCTTGATTTTTGGGTTGAGCAATTTCCGGATAACTTGGAAATGGAGATATACAGCTACGGGGTATGGTGTTGCACTCCTTGGACAGTTGGGAACTTTAAGGCTAAGAGAAAGTCAGGTGAACTGGGTTTCGGAAATGCTATTGTCAAACGGGTCTTCAAGGGTGATAAAGGCCAGGTGATCTTTGATACCAATGACAACAACGTGTACCTTTGGAACCAAGTTATCGTTGATAAAGGTTCCAGAACCGAGTACGAACAAAAGGAAAAGGACTGGTATGAACTTCCATTCAGCATTGACGCTTATTCCAAGTCCAAGATACAGACGGACATTCTGAAAGCCCCAGAGATAAGAGTCAGGGATCTTCTTGAAACTTTAGAGGCATCATTCAGAGGGGAAATTTGGAGAGTTGAAGTTGACGGGAAAAACTACGCAGACCTTTCCTTTGATGAACTGAACAAAAAGGTGAATTACTGGAGGATCGAGTCTTACTTGGAGCAGAGATACTATGTGCAAAAACTGGTTATCAGGACTACAGGAGAACGCAAAAAGGTTCAGGAAACCCAAGCACCCCAAGAAATAAAGGACACTATTCTGTATGCCAGTTCTTGCTATTTGAGATTTCCCAGAGACTAGACTAAAGTTGGAGACATATTATGACTGTCAGAGAATTTCTTGATAAACTTGATTTAGATTATAGACAAAGCCTTTGGAATATCTTGGTTGACGGTTTTCCGCTAGAGAAACCCGAAGGCCCGGTTCTTGATAAGGAAGTCGGAAAGTGGCTTGTTGACTTCAGTTTGGAGGAAAGGTATTTCATTCAGATACTTAGGATTTATACTACTGAATGCCTTTCAGCAAGCGAACACATAGAACACGGTTGTTGCGGAGGTTGTTTATGACTCTTGATGAAGCTATCAACGAACAGTTTAAGGACATAAGTGACTTAGAGTCTGTAAAAGTCCGAGTTCACTGTACTTTAACAGTACCCACTAGAGGTGGTCAGCACGGTAAGTACTTTTTCAGGGACGTTATCCATTACGAAGGCGACAAGGCACACCTGAAACTTCTTCCTCATTACAGTTGTTACAAAGACTGGAAGATTTCGAGAACTCTGAAACCTAGCTGGGTTAGACCCGACAATGAGTTCGAGGAGTGTGTAGAAAGGCCTTTAGGTCAGATAAAGGACGTAACGATGGGTAGACTGCTAAAAGAGATTGATGTCTCAGAGTAATTCTAAACGTATTTGAGCATTATTGCATTCTAAACTAACCCTAATACACATATACTCTAGAGACTCTAGAATGCAATCTAGACCAGTTTCTATGCAATCTAGAGGCATTCTATAAAGTAAAGCTAGATTTTTACTTTAGAGTCTCAGACCCTCAGTGTGATTTCGTTCACACTCTTTTCCAAACATTCTCTAGAGTCTCTTAGACTCTTAGAGAACGTCTCTAATTTCTTTCACAAGAATGTGAATTTGTTCACATCTCTCTAAAAAATAGTTGAACTTAAACTAAAAATTGTATATAATATAGATGTAAAGAGCAAAAGGAGAACAGAAATGAGAACTATTAAAACTCGTGGAACTAATATTGTTGAATTTCACTCTCGTGATACTCGGTACACTATGTACAAGTACATAGACAAGAGAATCTCCAACGCAGTCTATGCTAAATTCTCCTTCGATTACTTAGAGGATGGTCGGAGACTGAATGTGTGGACATTTAACGAAGATGGGACTGTAGTTGCCTACAAGTTTACTGAACCCTCCTTCGGAACTCTTGAATGGGTTAAAGATTGCATTCTTACTCAGATGAGTTACTTCGACTGCGCTAATCTTGGACGAGTTAAACGTTGGCGTCAGTTTCACCTTTAAGGAGATATATGAGGTCTCTTCGGAGACCCTTTCACGAATTGTAATAAGAGGATAAGATGGAAAATGAAGTAAAGACTCAGGGTGGAGTAGGATTTGTAGGTCTTCTTACTATAGCTTTAATTGTACTTAAGCTCTGCGGAGTTATCACTTGGCCCTGGTGGTTAGTTATCTTAGGACCCTTTATGTGTAGCTTAGCATTAGCCTTGGCTATAGTAGGTATAGTAATGGGAATTGCTTTTGTAGTAACTGAGTACAGAGACTTTAGAGACATCCTTGAGGATAAGAAATGAACAACTTAACTAAGTGTGCATTAGAATCCTTTGAACGAAACGTAATGTGTAAATTAGACCGAGACGATTCTATCTACGTTTGGGTCTTCGAAGAGAATGGTGTTCCTGTAGAGGTGGAAGTTAACACTCTCAATCATCAACCTGAGGGTATTTGCTGTACAGTACAGGACTTAGACAATATCGAAGACTGGTGGGACCATAGTTGGAGTTATAAGGTATAAAGAGAGCTTATTTATAAATAACAGATATACTTATTAGGAGGAAAAAATGACATATTTTGAGAAACTTGAAAAGCTCAAGAAAGAGGTTAGATATTTTGGTTCTGGAAAGATTATTCTGAAATTCATTGAAGAGCTACAGGGTATGCAGGAAAGTGGTGTTGAAAATGAGGATGACTATTATGGAAGCGACCAAACGGACGATGAAATTGCTGATGAGGCCGCATTCAATACCCTTATGGTTCTTAAACGTATTGGAAAGCAGGCAGAGAAACTTTTGTAAGAACTTTAGTGTTTGAATATAAACTCTCAGGAAACTGGGAGTTTTTTAATCTAAGAAGTAGGAGCGTATGAAATACCTAATCCCTAAGGACCGTCTAGAGACTCTTAGAGAGAAAATCTCTAAGATCTCTAAGAAAGCAGAAAAGTACAACTCTAAGTTCACCTTTAGAGTCTTAGAAGAAAAGGCTATAAAGAAGAATGATGATATAGTATCTGCTGTCGAGATTGAGATTGATGGGAATGTAGGTCTAACTGGCTGGGAGTACGTAGGGAAGTTAGTAAAGTCTACTGGATTTAATGTCTTCGAGAAAGTCCAGGATATAGAAATTCCTAAAGACTTTCTTGATAAACCTCTTAGATGCGACCATTGTGGTAAAGACATATACAGAAAGTACACGTTTGTTGTCTATAACGGAACTGAGTTCAAACAGGTAGGAAGGAGCTGTCTCAAGGACTACACTGGAATTGACTTAGAGTACCTAGGGTACTTGATGTCCTTAGAAAGGTCCATAGAGAGATTTTGGGGAACTCTAAGACCTGAAAAGACCATAGACACCATTGGATTTCTTAGAGTTTTGTCAGAGGTTATCAGGAAGAACAACGGTAAGTACATCAGGGAAGCTTCAGAAGAGTTCAGATTTCCAACAGTTCAGACTGCTCTATGTTGCTACTACGTTCTTACTAACGATGTAAAATCTAAGAATTACTCTAAGAGTACTAAGAAGATGGCTATGGACTTAGATCTTAATAGTCCTGAGACTTCTAAGATAGTCAAAGACATCGTGGAAAACACTAAAGACTCTAATCTTAGAAACGTAATAGACTATAGAGTATTTCCTGTATCATTTGCAAGCTATGTTTGTGAACTTGTTTTTAAGTACTATACCGATGTCTTAGACTCAGAAGTAGAAGGAGAGTTCTACGGAGAAGAATCTGAGAAGTTCGAGTTAGATGTTACTGACTTTAGACTAGAAAGGACTTTTGAAAAGGGTTTTGGATTTGTCTCATACACAACGTATCTGTACTCTTTTAGATACAAAGACTACCTCTTTAAGTGGTTTAGTTCAAACGAGATCGAGAGTTCTGGAAATGTACATATCAAAGGAACTATAAAGAAACATCAAGAGTACAAAAAACATCGTGAAACGATTGTTACACGATGTAAAGTCTTAGATAACGTTTAAACGAGTTTAACTACCTCTACGCCAGCCTGTTTGAAGATGTCCATAGCATCAGAACAGGACTGAATCCACCTTTCCTTAGGTTCAGAGTCGTAGACAACTCGTGTAATACCAGACTGGACTATTGCTTTAGCGCACTCAGAACAAACAGGGAGTCCGTGAACGTAGATAGTAGCTCCTTCTACGTAAGCTCCGTTATAGAGAGCGTTGTAGATAGCATTAGCCTCAGCGTGAATAATGTACTTGTATTTTAAAGGTTTGTTGTTGTAGATCTCATCGGAATCGTTAAATCCTCTAGGAAATCCGTTGTATCCCTGAGATATGATTTGGTCTCGGTCACCTACAACAACAGCACCTACTTTAGTACTAGGATCCTTAGACCACGTGGAAATCTCCTTTGCTAGATTAAGGAATCTTATATCCTTAGCCTTTTGCTTTAGTGTCTCTAAGATTTTTTCTGTAACGTCCTTACCTTTCTTGAAGAAAAACATTCTATCCTCCTTTTTAAACTGTATTTATGGTGAATCTCTACTTACCCTGTTATATACATAGTTGTACTTAGGATTATAATCAACGGCATTTCTTAGATAGATAGAGGATATTGAATCATTGTATAGAAGAACTTCGTTAAAGTTTGAATCGTAGACTTTGCTGAACTCTTTAAAAGGGATTTTGATAGGATAGAAGGTGGAATCCACAGGAACAATAAAAGGACCATTAAACTTATGGTCCTCTAAGACTAATTCTATTTCACCATCTACTACACTAAGAACCCTAAGAAATCTAGTTTCGTAGAAGTCAAGTTCAGGGTTAATCTCTGACTTAAACAAACAACGTGCATAAAGATGTTCCATTAAAGTCTCCTCTTTGATATTATTTATTGATTTTGTCTAAGAAGTATAATATAATAAACATATTACTCCTCGTTGTTTGAACCCCTTTCTAGGGGTTCTTTTTTAAATATAATCTAGACCAGTTTCTGTTAGTTCTAGAGGTATTTTAAGGGTTCTAATACAATTACATTATAAAGACTCTAGAATTGAATCTAGACCAGTTTCTGTTAGTTCTAGAGGTATTCTACAACATAAGGAAGATTTCTAAGATGTTTGAATCAATTATTCTAAGATCCCTAATCTCAGATGGTGAATTTTTTAACAAGTGCTTTGGGATTCTGAAATCCGAGTACTTTAAGGACTTTGGGGATCAGCAGGTCTTTAAGTTAATAAAAGAGTACTACTCTAAATACCACCAAAAGCCTCAGAACGTTGCCTTAGTGACAATGGTTAAAGACGTTCCTAATGCTGAGACAAGAAAGGCCATTGTAGAATCCCTTAGAAAAGTCTCAGAAACAGAACTGAACGCAAACACTGAGTTTATGTGCGATGAGACTGTTAAGTTCATCAAGTCTGCTATTTTCTTTAAGGGATTAGAAATAGGCTCTGAGGGTTTAATGAACAAAGACGAAGTCAGGATGAAAAAGGCTCAGTCTCTAATGGAGGAGATGAACAAGGTTCAGATTGACTCAGATCTCGGTTTGGATTTTGACGACATAGAATCCCAGATAGAGTACTACTCTAAGAGAGAGTTTGGTATAAAGACCCAGCACAAGTCTCTCAACAAGCGGTTAGGATCAGGGTTCTTGCCGGGAACATTAAACGTTATTCTTGCGGCACAGGGTGTCGGTAAGTCGTTACTGATGTGCGACCTTATCTCAGGAATGCTCCTAGAGAACAAAAACATTCTTTTAGTGTCATTAGAGATGTCTCAGAATGAAATGCTGAAACGAATCCACGCTAATGTGTTTGATATAGACGTGAATTCCTTTAGAGATCTTGCAAAGACCCAGGGAGAACTGGATAAGCTAGAACGTCCTAGTACTACAAAGGAACAGATCCTCGCAGAGTACGACAGGGTAAAGGTATCAGGAAAGTGCGGGAAACTGTTTATCAAGGAGTATCCCGCAGGATCAATGGGTGCTTGTGCATTACAGGACTTAGTAGATAAGTTCTACACTGAAAAGAACATCAAGTTCGATGTTATCTTTATTGACTACCTTGGGATAATGAAATCCGATCTTGTTTCACCTAGTGCCGGGTTGTACAGTTACGTCAAGTCAATAGGTGAGGAGGTCAGGGCGTTTGCTGTTAGAAACTCTATACCAGTGATTAGTTGTTCGCAGCTGAATCGTGGTGTCATTAACAAGACTGAGGGTGTAGATAACTCCGCTATCTCAGATAGTCTTGGAACTGCGATGACCAGCGACTTTATGCTATTCATTATACAGAATGAACAAATGAAAGAAAACTCAGAGGTTGTTCTAAAGATAACTAAGAACCGTTATACAGGTATAACAGACTCTTTTGCTATGAGAATAGATTACCCTAAGATGAGGTTCTGTGAAATCGTAGAAAATGAAAACGTAGACGAAAACGCTTTAACCTCGTTTAGTTCAGTTGAACAAAAGAAAAATGCGGATAGCGTAGCTAAAACAAGTATAATCGAAGATTCTAAAACTAATCAAGCAATAGCTAAAAAACACGATAGTCAGGGAATCACAACAGATGAACTAACTACACTGTTAGGGCTTTAAGTTTAACTATAACTTTTATAACTTCTTAGAAGACTGTTATAATATTAAGAAAGAGGAATTACAATGAGAGTTTCAGAAATTTTCTATTCAGTTCAAGGTGAAGGACTTCGTGTAGGATACCCTTCGTTGTTTGTTAGATTTTTCGGGTGTAACTTTAGGTGTCCGGGATTTGGTCTTCCTTTAGGACAGTTGAGTACAGAACCCGACGAAATAGCTAAGAATGTTAGTCTCTATAAGAGTTATGAAGAGTTGCCGCTAGCTAAGACAGGTTGTGATTCTTACCCTTCGTGGCACCCTAAGTTCGCTCAGTTCAGTCCTGAGATGACCGAAGAAGAACTCTATAACAGGATGATAAACACTGTCCCTAAGGAAGCTTTAGAAAGAGGAATAGACATTGTGTTTACTGGTGGTGAACCGTTGTTACCGAAGACTCAACGTTTCATTATAGAGATGTTTAAACGTTTCGATTTTAGAATTTTTGATAATGTTACGTTTGAGACTAATGGGTCTCAAAAACCTCTTCAAGAACTAATAGATGTTATCGAGAGTCAAACTTCTTTGCTGTTTAGTGTTTCTCCTAAGTTGAAGTGTTCAGGAGTTCCTAGAGAGAAAGCTATTGTTCCTGAGAGTCTTAGGGAACTCTCTAAGAACTCGATGTACTTAAAGTTTGTTGTTTCTTCTAACGAAGATCTTAACGAAATAGAAGAGATTTACGACTCTATAGACTGGCCCCGGTATCCAGAAGTTTACATTATGCCTGAGGGTGGAGTTCCTGAAAGGTATAATCAGAATCTTAGAAAGGTTGCGGAGATTGCGATGAAGCGTGGATATGTGTTAAGTCCTCGACTACATATTACCCTGTTTGGTAACTCCTGGGGTACTTAAAGTGTGATGTAGTTCACATTTCTTTAGGGTCTAAGAATCTCTTAGACCTTTCTTTGTTCCCTTCCTTTTGAAACTCTTAGGACTTCTAAGACTAAAATTTTCTTCTAAGATCTCTCTAAAACTAAACAAACAAAAGTATCCTATAATCCATTCCGTTGATACGACATCTAAGAATACTCTTATGTGGATTGTTCTCTTCGCCGACTGCTATGTAACCCTGGTAGCCATCTACGATACAATCAATATACTTGTCTAAGAGTCTCGTATCAGGATAGACTTTTATCTCCTGATAGATATCGTTTATAGTATCGTAAGCGTGGATTATTCTTAGAGTTCCTCCTAAGGAGATTTCTATTGTATCCTGTACACCCGAAGAGATTTCTGTTATCAAACAGCTATAAGTAATATCTCCTAAAGGCTGTACCACTATTACTCTTTCCGAAGAGCTTACTGTTCCATCAGAAGCACTCCACTGGTAAGTATAAAGGTCCTGAACGTCATCATTTACTGCTGTTAATCTGTAGGCATAGTCATCTAATTTCTCTACGGTGTAGTTTGTTACTATAGTTTCGGTGCTTGCTGTGTTCTCAAAGTCTGAGGCGTTAAGTTTAAAGACTGTTGTTCCGTTAATAGTCTCTGTTATAGTATCATCGTATTTGTATAGCTTAGAGAAATCAGAACTTCCTAAGGGCTTAGAAAACCATTCGTAGTCTAAGACATCTCCATTAGGATCATAGGATTCTAGTCCATCTAAGATTACCTGAGAACCTACGGGAACTGACAAGTGATTCCTAGTTATTATAGCTACTGGTTCACCGTTTGAACCATAGTAAAATCCTGCTTTAGCAGTTGAAGATCCTATAAAATATAAAAAGAGATCTGAGTCAAATACACCTACATCTAAGACTTCTCTTTTGTTTATGATTAACTCTCTTGTTATAGTGTTTATAACATTAACTTCTAAGATCCAATTTTCATCCTCAGAGTCGTAGAGAGCTGAGATATCGAAGGTTATGTAAGATTCTTCGTTAAAAGGATACTCTAAGTCTCCGATCTGTACTTTGTTGTTATAGAGAGCTATTCCTTTGATGTTATCTACGGAGATTCCTACTATTAGAGTCTCTGAGTTATCAGGGATAAAACATTCTGAGGAGAATGTTATGCCACCTTTGCTAGCAGATACTAACAATGGATTAGTGTTAGTAAAATCTACAACCGTAGAGATTGAACTTCCGTTTACATTCCAGTTACTTGATAATGCTTGTTTCTTAGTAAGAAAGGTCCCATACTGAGATACAACGTTTCCAGTATTGTAGTCAAAACGACACTCAAGAACATCTTTAACGTAGACTATAATATCAGTATAGTCTACTAATCCCTTTTCTGTCGTTACCTTTAACCGGTAAGTTGTAGTCTCTTCTGGTGAAACTGTAATAACTGGTTCGTTGGAAATCATAGGAACTTCTGGTAAATCTCTTCTATAATCTCATCTAAGTTATCATTATAAGGATCTAACTCTTCGAGTTCATCGTAAACTACTTTAATAAACTTATCTCTTTGGATTCCATTAGAGAATGTTTCATTAAACTCTTCTTCTCCCTTAGACCATAACGGGAAGACTTCTTCGAAGTTTCCGTTTGGTTTAACTTTAAATTCTACAAACCCTAGAGCTTTTCTAAAGTTAGCTTTACACCTACTAAACATCAAGCAATGCAGTAAGTTATCTTTAATGAAATACAAAGCATCGTTTGCTTTATACATTCTACGCTCTTTGTAGTTCTTAGGGAATTGCTCTAAGATCTCTTCGTAGAAAAATAATGCGTCTCCTTTGTATGGAATCATATAATCTCCTTTAATCGTTTACAGTATCCCATTCATAACTGTTAACCAAGTCCTCTATTGCGTAACTGTTAGAACCGTCAAGTTCTACGGACTGACCACGATTGATAACGATTGAACGAACTGTGATAATTGCTGAAACATCAGCGTAAGCATACTTAGAGACAGACCTTTCAAAATCATTAGAAAATGCCTTTAGGGTAATAGTATGCCGCATTTTGTCGGACAAAGTCAGGTTTAGTATCGCTGATGTCTCTGAGAGTTTGTTACCGTCTAAGTACCACTCCCTCTGATACGAGTACACATTATATGTTTCTGTGGTATCTGTGCAGGTGAAATCAGAACCGTTCTGTGATATGGTGAAATCAGGAATGAGGTAGTCATTAACAGTATTCTCTTCATTGGTACTTACTACAGTAACTGTTTTCGAGTCACTGAACTCGCCATCTGAGACCGTTAGAGTAATGCTGTGATTACCGGGTCTCTTAAAGTTATAAAGAACATTTTCATCCTTGAATACTACATCATCTGTGAGAATCCAGCGGTGTGTAAGAGGATCATCATCGGGGTCAGTTGAGGTACTGTTAAGTGTAATCTGTCCTACATCGAGACTGTACTCAAAGTCAGCAGTTGGCGCGTGATTAACTTTCTGATGTGAAACAGGAACAACAATCTGATTAGTTTTGACAGGCACTAAGACTGTCTTATTAGGGACACTAGGGGTGTAGTGCTCAAGACTCTTTAAGATTTCTGTAGTACTAGGCCTGTTAAAGTGTCTGTCAAAATCAAGATAGTCGATGATCTCTGGGATATCATCGTGTTGATTTTGAATTGTTAGTTCCTTTAGTATTATCATCACTCACCCTGCGGAACAGTTAAGTCAATAGTAGAAACATTGTTAGCGTCGTAATCTGAGTAATCTAACGCAAAGCCCTCGTATCCTGAGGCGTCTATTTCCTCTCCAATCCACGAAGATTTCAGAACTGGCTGCGTCTGATTGTCCGTGAACTCCTCAGTGAACCACCAGCCTCTTGTGGCGTAGTCTGAATTTCCCAGCGCTCCATATCTGTTTAAGCTTACTTCCTTCTTATCTGAAGGGTTGCTGGGATTCTTAAAATACCTTCTATCAGGAATGCCTGACCTTGTGTAATTCGAGTATCCCATCAGTGACCTTCTAAGGGTTGGATAACACTTGTAGGCGTCTGAGAGGATAGTAGTCTCAGGCTTAGTGTGGTACATATTGTATCGGTAAGCGTGTCTGACCTCGCAAGTTTCACCTTTAGCAAAGAGTCTTCTAATAGGAACAAGAACCGTGCCGCCTAACTCTGAGGAGCACCCTTGTGTTCCTAAGAAGGCATAAGACTCAAAGAAACGTGCAGCGTAGGATGTAACCCACGCGTCTACGTTGTTGTTTGTTGCTTTATAGAAGCAAACGTTAAACGCAAACCACAAGCCATTAGGGTACTTGAACCCATCAGGTGATGTAGCTATAGAGTCCATAGTACCGCTTGAGTAAGGACTTAGACCTCTCAGAGACGCAAGGTGCAGCCATATGTTAGGTTCAGAATCAGGAGCGTCGAATCGTGAATTTCCCACTCTTCCTGCTGGTTCAGAGGCCATATTGGCACTAGAAACCATTCCCTGGTTTACAGTAAGCCCGCCATCGTAAGCATAAGACCATATTCTAATGTATTTTACCCCGTTGGCCTCGCCGATTGCTAAAGCGTCCTCGTTGTATATATTCGACCTTCCACAAAGACCAGGGTTGTCCTTGAGAGTACTCGTACAGAACATATTGACTCCAGGGATTTTCAGGAATCCTACCGTTTGGTAGAACTCAGAATTAACTGAAGACTCTCTCCCAAAGAGCCTGTTGTTTCTGAAAACAAAGTAGAACTCTTCCTGTAAGTCAGCGTCTATAAAGTAGAACATTTCTACCTGTAATGACTCTGTTAGGTCATCAATTCTGATGGCGTTCTGCGCACTGTAAGCTCCTATCTCAGAGTCATACTCAGAGTTCCCACCATACTGGCCATAACTATCATAAGTGTCGTTGTACCCAACACCCCACGCCTTGTTAGTTGCTAACGAGGTATAAACTGTTCTTGTCTTAGGATTTTCCCCACAGAGAATGCTTATTACTCGACCGTTAGTGGAATGCCGTGAAATACTCAAGAGGGTGTTTTCGTAGTTAACACTAACAGCACTTCCGTGATTTCCAACTTTAGTGTTCAGAACACGAGTAGCGTCCTGAGGACTGTAGTCCTTTTTTAGAACTATATTGTACGAATTGCCCTTGTCAGTTAGTGTCCACCCATTTGCCTGTAAGAAATCTGAAATCTCAGAACGTACTCTGTCATTGAGATCTGTTACGTCGTCTGTTTTGTTCTTTAGAACTGTAATCTTTTTATACATTTTATATTCCTATCTCATCTCAATGCACACATAACTCTGATTGGTTATCCGTGAAAGGTCGTTCGCAACTATGAATGCTCGGCCTCCTGACTGAATAACAGCGTCAACGTAGTCCTTAACAGACTGGGCGTCTGAGTTAGCATTCGTTATCGGTGTCCCGCCTACTTGAACGACGTATTTAGTGTAGATGTTGTATCCTGATATTTTATAGACGTTCTTTATTTTCCCGAAGAAACAGTACACTGGGATTCCATAGTTGTTGTCTGACATTATCTCGTTGGTGTATCCGGACTTGATATACAGTTCCCCGATGAAGTAATCACCGTCAACAGGGTAGTTGTCGTATCCGGGAGTTACGCAGCCCCACTTCCCTGTGCTCATATTAGGTTTGTAAAGACCATTTCTTTCAGGGATTCCCTGAGAGTAATTAAGAGCGTTTGTTTTGTTGTCCCGATTGTACGTTAAGCACTCTGTTTCCACATCATTCATATAGTACGGATAACTGTCTCCAGAAGCTATGGGTTTTGCCCTTTCAAAAGCACCAACGGTATCATTAGTTCCTAAGATACAGGCAAAAGGATACTTCGCTCTATCCTCGAACTGTTCGAACCTCCCTGCATAGATGTGGGAACTGTACTGATTGTTGGCAAACAGGAAGCCCACTAAGGTGTCACCGTCTATAGTCAGAAAGTACTCTAGAGAGTCATTAGCAGCCAACCACGTCCGACATATCTGATAATCCTGAGAGGTTGTAGCCTTGTTAGGATCGTACGACGGAGAGATCCACACTCCGATGTTAAAGGCGTCATCAGCGTGTGATGATCCTGTTATAAAGTTGATATAGAGATCCTGAGTAGGATTTTCTATGATTAGCTGTCTCTGTTCGATGTCGTCTACATTAGAGGAGGTAAGGTTAGCCTCAATAGGACTCATTCCTGACTCAAAGTCCTCCTTGTAGTCAATAACAGTCCACCCTGCTTGCTCGGCAAGATCCTTTAGAACTCTGAGCAACTGTTTGTGAGCGTCAACGGTTTTCTGAACGCCGTCTATCGTCTCTTTGTTAGCTTTGTATAATGAACCTATTGCGTACATTTAAAATTCCTTTTAGACTATTTATCACCAAAATTCAATTCCTGATGACAACAACAAGTGTCGTTTCTTAGACATATTTCTTTGCTACTTTCGAGTAAAAAATTGAATTTTATGACAACCTCACGAGTCTTTTAATTCTCTCGGCTTGGTAATCAATAATGTCTCGGAGTTCGTTAATAACCGATTTTTCATATTTCAGGCTGTAAACAACCGATTGCCTAATCGAAATCAGATTTCTAAAATCACTGTAACTTGACGGATCTTCATCTAACGGCCCGATAGTCATTTTCTCAAATGGATACAGTTCGGGCTTTCTAGGTTCTATGTGCCACCACCTTCCGCCGTCACTGTCATAAACAATGCAGTTTTTCCCGAATTCCTTTTCAAGAATATCACCAAAAGAAGATTCATTAAGTCTCTTAAATTTCATTTTTAATTTCCTTTTTACCAAATTTCAATTCCTGATGGCAACAACAAGTGCCCTTCGTTAGTGTATCTTGGGATATGACCAGCGGCATTCTGTACATCTGACTTCTCAACTAGTTCAAAGGTTCGCTCCTCAGAACCGTTGTAAGGAGTCTCATTTATTACAAGATTCTTAGAAACTTTCCCTGAAACTTGAGCATTTGTTATAGTCCCTTCTACTAGGTTGTTAAACTTAAACGAGCTCTGAACTACTGTTCTTGCTCCTGAGATAATCTGTTCGTCTGAGCTATCTTTAGTATACTTCTTTTTAAGAACCTCGTTAAGAAGCTTCCAGTTCTCATTAACAGGTATATCCCAGTTAGTTGAGTTAGTTCTTGGAATCTGAACTCCTTGGTCTAGTGTTCTCTCTACATCAGGTACTCTTGCCATTTTAAATCTCTCTAAGGGTTATTCTCTTTAGGTTTATCTTTACAGTCACAACACTCACAACACTTTGGCTTTAGTTTAGGATACACATTCCATTCCTTTCTCTTTTCTTCGGGTAGTCCATCTCGCTGTATCTCTAACCAGTCAAACTTAAAATTAACATCAAAGGTGTTAGTAACTGTATTGTCTGTACTTGTTAAAGAAACATCACCTATACTTTCTAACATACAGTCTTTAAAGAACTCAGTAAATAGAAGTTTCCCTTTGTTGTTATATACCTGGACAAAGAAGTCAAATTCAATCTGAGCATAGGTTCCGTTAATAAGAGCCTTGGCATTAACTATTTGATTAAAGAATTCATCGTAGATAACGAAGTCTTCGTCTATAAGAACTGAAAAACTTAAACTACCGTAACTATGAGAAGTTGCCGCTACATACTTAGTTAGAGCAAAGGTCTTAGCTTCTTGTAAATCTAATGTGATTCCTGGCAAAGAAACATCGTGGAGATAAAACTCCATCCCAGGTATCTGAGGACACCCAGCTATGAAGTTAGTTTTCTGTGCGTAGTTTAGTGAAGTTTGTATATCCATAAAGTTATTTATATTGTAACATAAAGTCTTGTACTAACGTTTTAATTATTTTATAATGTATTTTAAACGGAGGCTTTATGAAACATAATTACACAAACGAGCTAGAGTTAAAATCTATTATAATAAGAATTCAAACTGCACGAAAACTAAACAAGACTCAAGGTTCTAACAAGACTATAACAGTTGATTCTAAGAAGAACATCTCAGAGAATCGAAAGATAAACAAGTACATTCTTTGGGCTAGTACTATCCAGAAGAAGAACTATGACTCTCAGAAGGTTAAGAAAGTCCAAAACCATATAAAGGAACTTGTTATAAAGAAATCTGAGCAAACTCCTATTGACCGTAGAAACTACGAACGCTTTGGAGTTATTATAATGGAAATGGTAAGACATATTTTGACTAAACCACAGTTCCGGGGATATACCTACTACGATGACTTTATGTCAGATTCTGTTTTCAAGATTTTAAAGTACCTTGATAATTTTGACCATACTATTATCTCTAAGAGAAGTGGTGAACCCGTAAAGGCATTCGCTTACATTTCTCAAATAATTCAGAACTCTATAATCTACATTATCTCTAAGAATAAGAAAGAACAAGAGTTCATTAGTCAGCAGATTTCTATTCAGCTTAACAATGATAATCTCTTAGAGTCCTGGGAAGTTAAGAAGCCTAAGATTCAGGAAAAGGAGTTCCAAGTTAAGTCTAAGAACATCATCAAGAGAATCTATGACTTAGTAGAACAAGAGAAAGAATTCCTTAAGGATATAAATAACGTACTCATTATTAGATGTGAAGACTCAGACAACATAGACATAGATGAGTTATCATCAATAGAGAGTATAAAGAGAACGTACAAAAACTTAAAATTTAATCCAGTAAGGAAAGACTAATGGAAATTTCAGATACTACCTATGCTAAGATAACTAATGAAGTTCTAAAATTTGTTCTAAGAGAGAAAACTAAGGATAGCTCGTTGCCTATAGTTGACCTTATTACGTCATATTGCTTTAAGAAGAATCTTGAGATTGAGATGGTTGGAGACGCCATCTCCCAGGATTTTTACTTTAAGCAACTTATAGAAAATGACCTTAAGGCACAAAGCTTCCAATCCTGGTAGTGTGATGAACTTCAAGTTTTTCTTCCTTAAATATAAATAATTATAAAAAGGTTGATGTAGTTCAAACTTTTTTATATAATCAGTTTGTCATTAGACAAACCTAGAACTTTTGTTAAAGGAGAAAACCAATGAAGAGATTTTTTGACAAGTCTTCTAGTACTAAAATGTTATACAAACCTGTTACTAAGAAGTACTTTTTTAATTATGTATTCTAAAGAGTAATATATGGACACACTTAAACAACTGAAGTCAAAAGATATAAAGACAGTAAAGGAGGAAATCTTAGAAAAGCAAGAGTTTAAGTGTGCAATATGTGGAGCGCCTCTAACATTAGACAAAGCAGTCTTAGACCACCAACATAAGATTAGAAAGTCAGACCCTAACGGAGAGAATAACAACGGGTTAGTTAGAGGCGTTCTATGTAACTTTTGCAATCCGCTCGAGGGCCGCTTGTTCAATAATATGTTTCGCTATAAACAGATTAAAACTGACGAAGAACGTATCGAGTGGTTACAGAATCTAATCGAGTACTATAAAAGGCCTAAGTATCCTCTCATTCATCCTACAGAAGAAGTTAAAGAGCCTCACGTTTCAAAACGTAACTTTAACAAACTAAGTAAACTCTACAAATCCAAATATCCTCAGAAGAAACCTTTAGAGTATCCTAAGTCAGGAAAGCTTACTAAACCCTTAGCTAAACTCTTCGAAGAGTTCGATGTTAATCCCTACAATTAGTGTGAACTTCATCAAATTTTCTAAAAGATTCTTAGAAAAAAGTTGACACTTAAACTTAAATTTTGTATAATATAAGCATACAAAGGGAGAAAAGATATGAACAGAAAAGAAACCATTGAACTCATCAACAAGTACGGTCCTATCCTCGCAGTTAACCCTAAGAAGTCTAACGCAGTTGAAATTACCCACGAAGGAAAGACATACCTCTTCGTAGTAGAAGTTCCTCAGATTGACAACTCAAAGGAAACTAAGAGTTACTACGACACTTTCATCAAGAAGAATTTTGATTCTCTTAACTACTTTAACTGGACTAACTTCTACAAAAACAAGTACAACGACACTAAGTTCATTGCTGAGAAGTACGCAGGTAGAACTGACGTAATCGTAATTTCTCCTATTACCTTCATCGAAAGTCTTAAGGAGTTCTGGATTAGAATGGGTAAACCAGAAGTCATAGAAGATGTCGAAGAAAATGTTCTCTTCGAACTCACCGACGAAGAAGTAGAGAAAGCTCGTGAACTTGTAGAAAGTACCGTAGAGAAGTTCAAAAAGAGAATCAATACCTACATCAAGAAGTACCTGAAGTTCTAACCAAAGATAAATACGGACAAAAAGGAGACTTTGATGTTCGTATTTGAAGGAATTGATTGCTCAGGGAAAACAACTGCTATTAACTACGTAAAGGAGCAGTTAGTAAACAAGGGTAAGAATGTAGTAGTCTTAGATGACTGGGCGGCAGACCCTGAGCTAAAGTACAAACTTCTTACCTTAGATGACCCTGAGGAACAGGTTAAGATAGTCTTAGAAGCACGAAACAAGACTAAACCAATCCTAGAAGAGTCTAAGAACTCTATAATCCTCTACGATAGATACGACTTAAGTACTCTAGTCTACCAAGTGCTTAGATGGGAAAAAATCCGTCAAGCACGCCCCTCCTACGATCCTAATCTCTTAAAGAAAGTCTTAGACTCCTCAGATCCCTATACACTAGTCTACATAACACCAACCGAAGAGTTCGATAGAACTAAGTTTCTTAATAAAAGATCTAAGAAAGATAAGTTCGACGAGCTAGACCCGTATTTTAAGAAGAAATCCTACTGGTACATAATGTACTTCTCTAAGTCCTTAGGGATAGAACTTCCTGAACACTATACTATTAGGAATGATGGAACTAACAAGTTCTTTGAACAGTTAGACAGATTAGTTGATGTTATAAATACGAGTGTAAACTAAGATTAGAGGTTTAAAAGATGAATTTCAAAGGATTTTTAAAATCAAGATGTGCATATCTCTTAGAAGAGATTTTAAATGAGTCTCCGGAAGAAGATAACTTTAAGAAGCAAGCATATAGAAGAGTCTTTAAAGGCGATAAATTAAACCCTGATATTGCTAATGACCCTGAAAAGGCGTGGAACGCTGTTCTTAATAAGGCAAGTTATAAACTCACTAAAGGTTCTAATAAGACAACTAGACTTGCCGTAGCTGCCGCAAAGGGTGCTGTTAATCAAGCTAAGCAAAGAAACATTAACACTGAACTTAAAGACGAAGAAACAGAAAACTATGGTAAATCAACTAGTGACAAGATCTTTAAACACGCTAAGGATTGGTCTAAAGAAGATATTCCTGATCTTTTAAACAAGCTAGACGATAATTTAAAAGCAAAACTTAACGGTCTTACTGTCTTTGATCTTAGAGGAGAAGGCAATAAGTTAGATGACCTCAATGACGACGAGAAAGAAACGTTATTTACGGCTATGAAAGAGTTAGAAACTGAAGAAGGATTAGAAGCTAAAGAATGGAAAGACAAGACCGTAGAAGAACTCGATGAACTCACAGAGGAAGAAAAGAATAAGATTCTCGATGAACTCAAAAAGGAAGATCCTAATGTTACTTTAGACAATCTAAAAGAAAAGATAGATAACTTAGATGATACTAAAAAAGCTGAACTTGATAAACTCTTAGAACCTGAACCTCAGCAGACTCCTGCTGAACCTCAGCAGACTCCTGCTGAACCTCAGCAGACTCCTGCTGAACCTCAGCAGACTGGTGAGACTCCTCCAAGCACTCAAAACCAAGAAACTTTGAAGAGAGTCCAGGAACTCCAAAAAGCAGAAAAGTTAGCTAAGAAGCTAAGGGATAACGATATTCCAACTAAGGAAGATGGGTCTCCTGATTTTGATAACCCAGATACGTTTAAGAAGATAAACGACTTAATGATTAACGGAGATGATGAACTCTACAATGAGTACATTAAGTCTAAGGGAATTGAGCAGTCAGAAATAGCAAAACAAATCAAAGCTAGAACTGAACAGGAAAACGCACTTATCAAACAAGACTTAGAGAACAGACAAGCACGGAGAGAACACGAAATAGAGTCTCAGAAGAGACTTTGCAACTTTGCGTTAGCCTTAGACATTATTTGTTCAGCTCTTACAAGAAAATCTACTGATGTGTTCTCTACACTGGCTGAAAAGAGAGGACAGGCTAAGGCAATGGAACAGGGTTTAGAGGTTTTCACTAAGGAAGTAGAAGAAGACATCAAGAGAGCTGAACAAGACCACGCTAAAGAACTTGATAGCATAGACACTCACGAACGTTCAAAGCTAGAACAGTTAGAAAAAGACCGTGCTAACCCTACAGCTACTGTTGCTTACAAGCGTAAGTCTATGGAGATTCTTAAGCAGTACAATGCTAAGAAAGAAGAACATAAAAAGCAAGGCCAAGCGCTCCAATCTAAGCAGGATCAAAATGCTGAAATCGCTAAGACTCTTTTTGCTCTTGAAAATGGTTCTAAGAGCATACAAGACTTAGATAACATAGATAAACTTATTCCTAAGAATGAAGGCGAATCTGATGTAGATTACAACGATAGAATAGAACGGCTAAAGTCAGATCCTGATAAGTTTAAAGAAGAGATAGAATCCATTCAAGAACGGAATCAGGATGAGATAAACCAGTTTAACGAAGATTCTAAGAGAATAGACGAAGACTATAACAATCAGCTTATCGCACTTAAAGAAGATCCTGATGTTAAGAATGAGATAAAGAATTCTGAAGCTGACTATGAGTTTAAAAAGAAAGCTATCAAGGCGGAGTTTCAGAGTCTTAGAGACAAAGAAGATAAGAGATACGCAGATAAGGTTAGAGTAAGAAAGCAAGCAGTCGAAGAGAACAAGAGATTTGCTAAGAACATCTCTACCTTAATGGCTTGGTCTTCGAATCCTCAGGAAGTCTTAGCTTCTGAAATGATTTCTATGCTTAAACACCGTAGAGAGTTATATAACTCTATAGGTGAGCAGACTAATGATGAAGATTATCCTACTGATGTTGATACTATGAAGAAGTTCATTCAAAAGAAGATGGAAGAAGCTAAGAAGGGACCTTCTGAACCTGATTCTGAGAAGCCTAAGAGACCTTCTAGAGATCCCGAAGGCTTAGGAAACAGACTTCCTGGAAGGACACCTCCTGCTGTCCCTGACGGGACTACAGGGACTGGTACAGGGACTGGTACAGGGACTGGTGAACCTGAACCTAAGAAAGAGACTAAGACAGAGGGTAAAAAGTCTTATGAAGCTCTTAAGACTAAGTTTAGCGATAAACCAAACGCACAGAAACGTTTAGAAGAGTTCTTGAAATCTGAAGGAATTAACTTAGAAGATGAAGGACTAGATGACGATAAGCTTAAAGACGCTTTAAAAAGGTTTAATGAACAGAAGTTTCCTGAAGGTGACGAGTTAACCTCCGCTAAACTGAAAGAACTAGGTATTAAGAAAGACGATGGTGCTGATTATACAGATGACGAAGTTAACTCATTAAAATCGAATCCCGAAGCGTTAAAGAAACTCAAAGAAGACTATGGTTTCGAAGATACAAAGAAACCCGCTAATACTGAACCTCTAAAAGTTGAAAATGCCGAAGGAGTTAAAAAGTTAAAACTAGGAACCCTAAAGATAGGTGATATAGAGTATAACTTAGATAATCTCACTGACGAAGAGTATAACGCTATTAGAGATTCTGAGGAGTTTACGAAGAAACTCCAAGAACCTAGTACTCTTGCAAAAATCTCAGGAACTATAAGTGACGATGAAAAGAGCGAGGTTGATAATCTTAAAGATGGAGATAAGGACGGTTCAACTAAACTAGGCGATCTTAGTTTTAAAGCACTTTGGAAGAAACTTAACGATAAAGGGATTTCAATAAAAGCATTACCTGGATATGACCGTAATCTATCTGACGATAAGAAGAAAGAGCTTGTTTCTAAATATATCAAAGAGCATATTAACGACTTTGGTCTAAACGAGTCAAGAGAATCTAAACATCGTAAAACAGCTTTTAGTCGTTTAAACGAAGTTTCTAAGGCTCGAAAGAGAATAAGTGAAAAGCGTTCCTTTAAGAGGTTTAGTGAACTTTTAGTTCACGATGTTAGAACTTATGGAGTCTAAGAGTGTTTTATCATAACACCATTAGAAGATACACGTTAGCGTTGCTGGATTTCTTTAACAATATGGAAATCCAGTACCTCGGCGATAACGATGAAGTTATCTCTAAATCCATTCCTATAAGATATAAGTCAAGAGAAAAACTTTTGTCAATAGACAAGAGTACAGAACAGATTCTTACGGGCAATACTAATGTTCTTCCCAGAGCTGAGTTAGAGCTTACGAGTCTTAGTGTTGATACGGAGAGACAGTCATCTAAGTATCTTAAGATAAACAGACTTAGAAATGGGAACGAAGCTGACTATCAGTGGAACTGCCTTAGTTATACCTTTGACTACACAGTAGCTATTCTTTGTAGAGGTTTTAACGAAGTCTCCCAACTGATAGAACAGGTAGCTCCTAAGTTTAATCCTAACGTAGCTATTGATATAAGAGATGCTGAGAATGAACAGGAACCTACTAGAATCCCTGTTCAATTAGATGGAATAGACTTTGATGTTCCTGACTACGAAGCTACCTCTAACTACATCTGTACTGTTAAGTTTAACTTAAAACTTTATGGATATCTCTTCCAACCGATAAAGCAGTACTCTATCATAAAAAAGTTTAACATTAACTTAAACACGCCCTACCTTAATAGTACTAAGATGTCCTTTGATGTCAAAGATAGCATTCAAGATCTTAGATACACTAAAACCGAGTTTGAAAGAGACGATTACTTTGTCTTAGAAGATCTTAAATTAGACTTTGATGGTTCTAAGATTACGGTTTTGTACAAAAGTAACTCTAAGAGTAAACCTAAGGTGTCTTTTGTCTCAGAGACTTGTAAGATTCTTAACCAAGAAGGTGATTCCTGTACAGTAGAAGCTTCTAACTCTTTTGATATTTGTGCTATCTTAGAGCAAAATGGTCAGTACTACAAAGTCTTTAAGGAATTTGAACTCTAAGAGTCTTAGAACTCTTAGAAAGTTTCTAAATCTTAGAAAAAAAGTTGAAAACATTCATAATATCCTTTATAATGATTAAATACTTTTAAAGGAGAATAGTATGTTACAACAGATTGAAATGAACTCTTTTGAATTTAAACCTCTCGCAGACTTCCTGTTAGTTAAACCTGACAAAGTGGTTACTGACGAGGTATCCGGTGCTGGAATTATCATCCAGCACAAACCCTCCGTGATTAACAGACCTTGTTCTGGAGTTGTCCTTGCTGTAGGTTCTGAATGTAAAGACTTAGAGAAGACTGACTATGTAGTCTTCCCTGATACTGATGGAATAGAAGTTAAGTTCAAGGACTCAGATCCAAACGATGAAAAAGGTGGGTTTCTTCTTCTTAGATACAAGAGTATAATCGGGAAACGCTCCCAGTACAACTAA